CTCAAGATATCTACAAAACTACTTTCCGTGGTGCAGGTAACTACATCATTACTTCTCCGTTGGTTGCAGCTATGCTTCAATCAGCTGCTAAGCTTGAAGGTGGTATCGATTCATCTGAGGCAGGTCAACTAGGCGCTAATATTCAATATAAGGGCAAGTGGGCAGGCATGTACGATGTTTATGTAGATCCAATGTGGCCGGAGGATGAAATCCTTATTGGTTACAAAGGTTCAAATGCTATGGAAACTGGCTACGTATATTCACCATATATTCCAGTCCAAATGCTTCCAACTGTTGTGGATCCTGATAGCTTCCAACCACGTAAGGGTTTGATTACTCGCTACGGTAAGACTGCTATCTCTCCATCTTCACGTTGGTACAGAATTGTTCGTCTTGTTGGCGCTGATAGCCGTTACCTAACTTCACCGTTCGGTACAATGGCGTCTAACTTTAATAACGCAAACGTAACATAATAACTAGACAATAGTTTTTAAATAAGAAGGAGGCTTTATAGCCTCCTTCTTTTGCTATATAATGGAGAGGATAATATGAAATACATAAATACAACTAAGGGGAATATTTTCGTAAAAGTAGGTAACGATATGATATTGGTCACCTCCGGGAGCGAGATTATCTCTAAGGATGATTTAAGAGGCTCTGGTCTTACTATAATCCCCCAGGAGACTAAAACTCCAAAATCTAACAAGAAATCCGTAAAGACTAATGAGCTCCCAAAAACCAATTCGTCCAAAAACTAGCTGGGGTAATACTACAGCGAGAAAAGTAGGTGTTAGTAATGATGCTAGCGCCCATATCCCTTTTGGGGATATTAACTATGATACTTTAAATCGTAGTAGATTTTCAGACTCTTTAGAGTTTAGTAAGTTTTACGCAAGTATTAAAGATTCTATTTTATCTCGTTTAGGTTCTCCTGTTATTAGGGTAGAACTTACCGACCATCAAATATTGACAGTAATTGACGAAGCTGTTTCTAAGTTAGATTATCATGCTCCTGCTTGGTGTACTAACTATATGTCATTTACTACTGAGATAAACCAGAACTTATACGAACTTCCACGATTTGTAATGAATAATTTACAATACGTGGTCTATAAGAAATCTCTTCTATCTGTAGCCCAACAACAAGGCTCTTTGGAATTTGATTTCTTTATTAAATATTTTCAGGATAATTTCCTTTTTAAGGATTTCCAAGTTACAGACTTTCTTTTGATGACTATGCACCTAGAGCAGATGCGAAAGATCCTGTCCATGGAAGGTTCTTTCGATATTGTTGATAATCGTTACATATTGGTATACCCTATCCCACAACTCGCTGAAGAGGTTATTATTCAGTTTAGAAGCTTGAATAGCGACACCTTACATCCGTTTTATATCAATTGGATTCAGAAATTTTCTACAGCAGCAGCCCAGGTAATTTTAGGAGGTATTAGAGGTAAGTATACTACTTTACCTTCCCCAGGAGGAGGAGCTCAATTAAACGGCATGGATTTAGTACAGCAGGGAACTCGGGAAATGGAGCGTCTTGAAGAAGTACTTCTATATGAAATCGAAGAACCACCAGCATTTACTGTATTTTAATGGCTAACGGAAAAAATCTCAGATATAATTCACCGCATGAAATAAAAGTTTCATTTGCGGATGAAGAGATGTTCTCTAAAAGCTCAGGAGAACTTAATATGTTTGATACGGATAATCCTGATACTAGGTTATTTGATAGTGTAGATGGGGAGATGATTAAACTTTCAGGATCTGAATTACTTTTATTTCGATATACTAGAGATGAAAATTATGATAATCTATATGATGAACATTCTGGTAAAGTTATATATCATAAACCTGTTATAGCTTTTGGGCATTACGACCCTCGACCTATAGAAGAAGAACTAGGAGAGTTTGGTATAGAATTAACAAATGATCAAATTTTTACATTTAATAAAACTACAATAGAAAATGCTCTAGGAAGACCTATACTTCCCGGAGACGTAATTAGACCTAGATTTCAAAATATTTACTATGAGATATTTGAAGTTCAGGAAGATAGCTTTGAAGCTTACGGAGTATACCATTTAGTATGCGCTGCTAAACTATTAAGAGACGCCGAAAACTTATTAGGCAATCAATACATTCCAAGCAATGAGATAGAATAATGAAAGGACTTAATTATTTTAGACAAAGAATAGTAGAATTTGAAAAATCTACACCCACTCCTAAAGCTGACTTCTATAGAGAGTACACTACATTTATTATAGATAAAATGAAATCCGTACAGTACACGGATTCCGAGAATAAAACCCATGATGTAGGTGCTTTTTTCGCAAACCCGGAAAGAGCAATAGCAAAGATAAAAGAGGACAGGAATTTAAAGTTACCTTTAGTAAGTGTAGGCATTGATGATATAGATGAAGATTCTGAGAGGAGAAGAGCCTCCCATAATATAGAAATTAGTACAGTATGGGATACAAAAGAAAGAAGAGCAGTTAGGGTAATTTCCAGAGCCTCTAAGCCGATTAATTTATCATTTACGATTAATATATGGGCTAAGTACGTAGAAGATATGAATCAACTAGTAGAAAATATCACATTACTATTTAACCCTTCCCTAGATTTTGAAACTTCACAATCTACAAATACTAAAGCTTTTATTACCCAGATAACAGATGGCTCAGTTATGTCCAGCCCTGACAGGGAAGATAGAGTTGTACGGAAACTTATTACAGTTACAGCAGAGGCTTATTTAAGTTATCCGAAATACGTAGTAACTCAAACTGGAGAAATTGAAACTATGACCGCAGACTTTGAGTTTGTTGATTATCCTGATTCAAATTACCGAAGTGTTATGGCATTAAAAGGTAATTCCGGATTTAATTTAGAACATCAATTTCCTGATATAGATCGTAGAAATCCTCTCCCTACGGAAGATGATCCTTATGCAGGATCTACACCATATTTAAATAATGAAGTTAAATTAAGTGACGGATTTACAATGTTATATAATGTCTTCGTACCTAATGCAAGTGGAGGTCCACATCCTTTAGTAATAGCAACCCCAGGTACAGGTAACTATAGACACTCTCCAGCATACACTCCTTCTCCTGGATTTCTAAGAAATAGTAAAAATCCTCGTACGGGAAATTATGGAGAACAACTTCTAGCTGCAGGATTTGCATATGCTATCTATGACGTTAGAGCACAGTCAACTCCTTGGGATCCAAACGGAGGTGGAGGTGGATTAGATTCCTCATTGTATTACCAACCTAATTTAATCCCATCAGGGGATATTTCGGTTCCATGGGAAGAATTTGGATCCGATAATTTTGCAGTTCGTGAACTACTTGATGTATTTGAAATTAAAGATCACGTTGCAAGCGGAAGTAACCCTTGGCTTTCTAATATAGATGGAACCGCTGTAGGTCATATAGGAGGATCTTTAGGAGGTATGGCAGGAGGCTTTGCGGCGATATACTCAGGAAAATCTGTCCCATTGACTGGAATTGATGAATCTACAAAAGATTTTATAACAGCCGGTGCTGCTGCATATGGGTTTGAAACTGATTGGGGGTATACCGCCGAGTCTAAATTTAGTTCTTTTCAAGCAGTTCATATAGAGTCATTTTTTGGACGTTGGCAAACTTTTAGAAATGGAACTCCTCCTACTAGGTTTGGATTTCTGACAGGTCCTATTAGAATGTATGACCTTACAGTAACGGCACCTAGACATTTAAGTTTGTATGAATCTGCTATTGTATCGGGAAGTATGAACGGTTACATTACCGAGATAGAAAGAAGATGTCCTATAGATTCTAATTTATCCAGTACTGTGGTACCTGCAAATATGGCATTTTCTTACGATGACAGACAAAGAGGTATTGATAATTGGATAAATACTTTTGAGTCTTATGGATCTGGAACAAGCGCACCTAAGAAGTTTTTTGGGTGTACTGGACATCATGGAGCTCCTAAAAATAAGGGAGTTCAAAAAATTATAGAGACCGAGGCAATGGATTGGTTTAAATATTATCTTAAAGAAGATACTTCTATTACTCTTAGAGATAAAACCTATAAATTTATGGAATCACCTTCCGGTATCGATGAATACCAAGACATAGACCATACTAGAACCTTTCACGATATGAATTATGTTAGTAGTATGAATGTATCATCTATAGGATATGCACTAACTTTAGGATTTGGATTTGACGAACTTTTATATACTGGAACCTCTTCAGTCGATGTCGTTAGTGGAACTACAGACGGAGATTTTAGATTAAAATATCAACCTCAAATAGATACTTTTGAAGTCGGTAATACAGGGACAAAGAGATCAATTACTAGTACTTCAGATTTAATCGAGTGGATTAAATATGAAAGAGGGGCAGGTTCTTTATACTCTGGAGCTGAATTTAAGAAAAGATTGCAAGGTGCTTCAAACTTTAATCAAGGAATGTTTGCGTTTATAGCTCCTTCTGCAACTGCAGATTATCTTATTTTCGGATCAGCTAGCGGATCTTTTAAAATAGACAGTCCAAGCGCAGGATTATTTGCATTTGATTTATATGATCTTCAGCCTGGAATGAATCCAAGATTAATTTCAACTGGATCCCAAGCACTTGATTTTCCTGTATCAGCTACACAGGTTTCCGTAGTATCAAGATTTCAATGTTACCGGCTAAATAAAGGACACCAATTAGCTGTAGTTGTTAAAAATCATTCATTATTTACTCCTGATATAGAAAATGCAGTAG